CAGATTGGATGGGGCTGTCAGACGTTGCTATGACTACTAGATGGCAGACGTATAGACAGGCATTAAGAGATATAACTACTCAGTCTGATCCATTTAATATAACCTGGCCTACTAAACCGAGTTAATAATCATGCCTTACGTAAACAAACCAAGACCCTATAAAAAAGAATACAAACAGCAAAAAGCTAGGGGTAAAAAAGAACAGGAACGTCGCAACGCCAGGGAGCGGGCTCGTTATAAACTAGACAAAGCTAAAGTAAACCGTAAAGGTAAAGATATTGACCACAAAAAACCTTTATCTAAAGGTGGAACTAATAAGCGATCTAATTTAAGATTAGTAAAACCTAGTAAAAACAGGAGTTTCTCTCGTAATTCTAATCATACGGTTAAGAGGAATAAACCTAAAAAGAAATAGGAGTCACGCATGACCAAGCCTTTTGTGTATAACTGTACTTTAGATCGAGTAGTCGACGGAGATACAGTAGATGTAAATATAGACTTAGGGTTTAAAATTGTACTGTCTAAACAACGGGTACGATTAGTTGGCATCGATACTCCTGAATCACGTACACGCGACTTAGCCGAAAAGAAACTAGGGCTACAAGCTAAAGAATTATTACAAGAACTTACTCAAGATGGGTTTGTGCTAGAGTCACAAGGTCGAGGTAAGTATGGTCGAATACTAGGGGTTCTCTGGGATAAAGAAGGCAACTCACTTAATCAAAAGTTAATTGATGCGGGGCTAGCTGTAGAGTACTGGGGCGGTACTAAAGTAAAAGTTTGGGGCGATTATTAATGGCAGTAAAGAAAAAAACAAAGTCTAAAGTAAACCAAGCTGGTAACTATACTAAACCGACAATGCGTAAGCGATTGTTTTCTAGTATAAAAGCAGGTGGTAAAGGCGGTAAACCCGGTCAATGGTCAGCGCGAAAAGCGCAAATGTTAGCTAAACAATACAAAGCCGCAGGCGGGGGATATCGATGAAAAAACAAATAACAGAAAGACAAAAAGGATTATTAAAAAGACATAGTGTTCATCATAGTGCTAAACACATGACTGAAATGCGAAAAGCAATGCGTTCTGGTAAAACATTTACTGCAGCTCATAAAGCTGCTATGAAGAAAGTTGGAAAGTAATGGCGCTTGCAAAGAGTCAAAAGAGTCTTAAAAAATGGACTAAACAAAAATGGCGCACTAAATCTGGTAAAAAATCAGCAGATACAGGAGAACGATATTTGCCAGAAAAAGCGATTAAGCGTTTAAGTTCAAAAGAATACGCAGCCACAACTAAAAAGAAACGAGAAGATACTAAAAAAGGTAAACAACATAGTAAACAGCCTAAGAAGATAGCAAAGAAAACCAGACGTTATAGGAAAAAGTAATGGGATTTAAGCTTGCAATTATATTGGGTGCATTATTATTAGCGTCGCTAGCGGGCTCTGCTTCATATATTAAATATCTTAATAATCAAATGGCTGTGCTTAAAGGCAATCAGATTGTATTAGAAACTCAGATTCAAACGCAGAATGATTCTATTGATGCGTATTTAGAAAAACAAGAACAGATTAACTTTCAGCTTACTAGTTTAGAAGCAGAAAAAAATGCAGCCTTACGAGAGTTTAACAGCCTTAGAGACAAGTTTTCTAAGCACGACATGAACAGCTTAGCACTGGCTAAACCTAAACTTATTGAATCACGGGTTAACAATGGAACCCGCAAGATCAAAGAATCCCTTATAAAAATAACAGATCCGGGTCAATTTGATGCTCCTGACGTTGAATTAGACGAGGTTAGCCCCCCGCAAAAAGAAACTACAGCACCACAGAGCCCTAAAATAGAGGTACCAAATGCGAAAATTGACATTCGCGGTTAGTTTTTTATTGATTAGTGGGTGTTCTATGATGCCCAATGCTAAACAAGTAGAAGTAAAAACTATTGCAGAACGGCCTCCAATGTATCATCCGCCACTGCCAATGGAAATGCAGTTAACGGATGTGCAATTTGAAGTGCTTACTCCAGAAACTATGACAACCTATCTTGGTTTGATTGATGAAAACAAAGCTCCACGTAAACCTTACTATGCGTTGACTACTAAACAATACGAAAATTTAGCTATGAACATGGCGGAAATTAAAAGGTATACTAAAAATATACTAAATATTGTAAAGTTCTATCGGGACTATGATAAAGGAGAAGACTAATGGTTAGTTGGATTATTGAAATGGTTAGCGTTATAACGGGTATTGTTTGTGCTGCGTCTTTTATTGCATCTGTAACTCCTACTCCTAAAGATGATGTACTTATTGGTAAACTGTACAAAGTAGTCGAACTACTTGCTCTAAATGTAGGAAAGGCAAAGATGTTGCCTCCCAATAAAAACTAATGAGTATTTTAGAACTTATATTTATCGGGTTAATTGGGCTTCTTGTTTATGAGCATGTTCCTAAAAAACCTAAACCAATGGCTACTAGAGTGGTTGAAGCGGTTTCTAAAGTTAAAAAACCTGCAACTAAAAAGAAAACTGCTGCAAAAAAATAATATGAATATAGATAAACTACGAGAAGAACTAACAGAAGATGAAGGATGCGTATTTGAAATCTATTTAGATCATTTAGGGTATCCTACTTTTGGTATAGGTCATTTAATAAAAGAGTCTGATCCTGAGCACGGACAAGCTGTGGGTACTTCTGTGGATAAGTTAAGAGTACATGATTGTTTTGAACAAGATATTCAAATAGTTATTGGCGACTGTAAAAAGTTGTATGAAGACTTTGACGAATATCCTGAAGATGTTCAGCGTATACTAGCTAATATGATGTTTAACATGGGTTACACCAGGTTAAGTAAGTTTAAAAATATGAAAAAAGCTTTAGATAATAAAGATTTTAAACAAACATCTATTGAAATGGCGGACTCTCGTTGGGCAACACAAGTACCTAATAGGGCTAATCGTTTGATAAACAGAATGAAAGAAGCTGTTTATGCTACTGATGGCTGGGATACTCCTAATAATACTACGTTGCATTCCTAATGAATGAAGCCTTTGCATTAATAGCAGAAGTTGGTTTTCCAATAGCCATATCTATTATTGGTGGTTTTTTTGTATTTCTATCTATTAAGTTCATACTGGCATCTGTTGTTGGTGATGTTGATTCAATTCATAATATAGTCAGTAACTTAGACAACAGAGTTAAGACAATGAATCACGACATGGTGCGTATAGATTGTACTATGTGTACAGTGCTTGGTATTCGACCTGACTTAGATCGAATTTCTAGGGCAGATGGGAAAGAAGACGCAAGGCGAGATTAGTGGATATCGCTCAACTAATTAGTGAATATGGGTTTCCTATTGTTGCTACAGTTGGCTTGCTTTATATGATTTATTTTATATGGCAATTTATTACCAATGAAATAAAGTCTAAACTTGGAGAGACTATAGGTACACTAATTGAATTAATCGACCGAATACGTATGTTGGATAATGACATTATACGGTTACAACAGAAACTTGATACGGTGATTGAGATACGTGAGATCCAAGATAAAAAAAATATTAAAAACAGCCGCTAGTATTGTAGGGCATGTTGTTGTTATTTTTTTTGTAGCTTTGGTTTGCTGTATTTTATTATTGTTTTCTCCGCTAAACACTGCGTCTGCAGAGATGTTACACAAGTTTAAAAGTCCTAGCTTTTCTGGCAACGGTACGTCTGCTCACTACTTAACTATCGAAAACCAAGAACATAGCCGAGAGGAAACTATCAAAGAAGAAAAGCTTGCTTTAGTTGAAGAAGCAGAGCGCGAGGTCAATAATAGTACGTTGGCTAGGTTTATCCGCAATTTAGAGAGTAGAATATATGCAGAGTTATCCAGACAGCTTGTGGATAACATGTTTGGAGAAACAAAATCAGAGAGTGGAAGCTTTGAGCTTGAGGGCAATAAAGTTGACTACAGCACCAACGGACAAACTGTTTCACTTACCGTTACCGACCAATCAGGTGGCACGACTGTTATTTCTGTGCCTATTGGTGATTTTTACTTCTAGCTGCACTACTGTCAGTAATCATGTTGTTCCTAAAAAAGAACTGCCCAAAATCCGACCGTTGCTGGTTACCGAACTAGCTCGCGTCGAACCACCAGAAAAAAGACCTGTCGTTGCAGTGTATGGCGTTGCTTTTAATGACGACACTGGGCAACGGCGCAGTAACGGTGAGTTTGCAAACTTTAGTACAGCGGTTACGCAAAGCCCCGTAACTTATTTAATTCGAGCGTTGCACCATGCAGGTGGTCAAAAGCAAGGGTTCTTCGATGTAGTTGAGCGCGTTGGTGTAGACAACTTAATGAAGGAACGCCAGATTATTCGCGCTACACGGCAAGAGGCCAGTGAGAAACAAAAGATAAAACCGTTGTTGTTTGCTGGATTATTAATGCAAGGAAGTGTTGTAGGTTACGAAAGTAACCAAACTTCCGGGGGCATGGGTGCCCGTTACTTAGGTATTGGAGCGTCAAAAAAGTATCGAAAAGATACAGTAACAGTGTCGTTACGTACAGTTTCTGTGCTTACAGGGCGGGTTTTACTTGAAGTTCTGGTCACTAAGAGTATTCTTAGTGTAGGATATAGTCAGGATGTTTTCAAATTTGTTGCCCAAGGCACAGAATTGATTGAGATAGAGAACGGCTCAGTTCAAAACGAGTCTGTCAATTTAGCCCTCCAAGCCGCCATAGAAACGGCAGTTCTCCAAACAATTCAAGACGGTCTAACGGCAGGATACTGGAGCGTTAAAAAATGAATAGAATACTTTTATTAGTTTTGTGTACGTTAGCTCATCCATTGTTTGCAGATAATGAAATTTTTATGGATCAATCTGGCGCGACGGCGAATATAGACCTAGAACAACAAGGTGGTGGCAACCTAATAGGTGGTGTTGGTTCTGTTGCTGGCAACCTTACTGACTTTGATTTTATTGGAACAACCAACACACTAGACATTAACCAGATAGGTTCAAGCAACCTGTGGAAAGGTGATATTACCGCCGATAGTTATACTGGGTTATTTCAGTTTACTGGTAACTCAAACGTGATGAATGTAGTTACGGACACAACAAATACTTATGGCGCAGATTCTAGTAATGTTAATATCAACGTGACAGGTGCAAGCAATACATTGACGCTAAACCAAGCGACCACGGCAGCAGCAGGAACACTAGATCTTGATTGGATTATTCAAGGCTCAAACAATACGGTCACTTCAACTATTAATATTGACCAAGCCACCAACTATATGGACATCGACGGTTCTGATAACACAGTCACATATACTGGCACAGGGGTTAACGCTAGTTCAGGTGGTTACTTCTGGTTAGATCACACTGGCGGTAGTCGAGCTTTTACAGTTTCTCAAACGAGTACATCAAACAATGACTGGCTCAAGATTACTTCTAACGGCTCTAATGGCACTGTTTGTGTCGAGCAAGATGACGGTGGGACTGCTGTGGGCTGCTGATATTGGAGCAATATCCGAGTTACAGGGTAATGCACAAGTTGTCCGAGACAAGCCACTTAAAGCCGACCTAGATTTAGGCATACAATCTAACGACAACGTAGAAACCACCGCTGGTAGGTTAGCAATAACCTTTGAGGATGACAGCCGGGTCAAGTTAACCGAACACAGTAAGCTGGTCATTGACGAATACATCTACGATCCAAATCCCGATAGAACCAAGATGGCGTTAAACTTTGCCAGTGGCACAGCACGTTTTATTACAGGTGGCTTGGGCAAGATAAACAAACAGAATATTAAATTACGCACTCCAACCGCCAATATTGCTATCCGTGGTACGGATTTTACCGTGACGGTAGATGAACTGGGGCGTAGCTTGGTTATTTTACTGCCTGATGTAAACGGCATATCTTCTGGCGAAATCGTAGTATCGACAGGCTCTGGCAGCGTCACGCTGAACAAACCGTTCCAATCGACCACTGCTTCGATGTACGAACGACCCCCTAGTAGCCCAGCCATTCTTGATTTGACCATCGATTTAATTGACAACATGCTGATTGTTACGCCACCAAAAGAAGTAGAAGTGGTAGATGAATCGTATAACGTGGTCGAAAGTAACCCCTACCTAGACTTTAGTGGCTTGGACGTAGACTTTTTAAACGAGGACTTGTTGGAAGAGGAGGTTGAGTTTACTGAGTTAGATATCAATTACTTAGACGTAAATTTTCTTGAAGACCTGCTTAATATTTTAGATGCGTTAGCCGTGGCTGAAGAAGAAGACAGATTGAAGCAAACAGCAGGAATTAACATTACAGGAACAGAGCTAGGTCAAGACAAGGACACCCAGATAACGACGTTAATTACAGGAAATGTAATTAGTTTTCGGCGTTTTGTCGAACACAAAGTACGTCTGGATATAGAAGGCGGTGGCTCATATACTATTATGTTGATACAAAACGGTGTAGTTAACCAGATTAAAGTCAACGGTGGAGGCGATTCTCAGATAATGATTACGCAAGGTTCGTGAAAAAGTTTTTAATAATACTTAGCTTATTAAGTATTCCGCTTGTATTTCAATGGGATATGTATCAAGTATTAAAACTTCGTACTTTTGATAACCTAGTATTACCAGGTACGTCCTCAGGTTACTTTTCTGTATTAAATATTACTGAAGAAGATATTGACCGAGAAGGTGGCTACCCGTTGCCACGCTACCGACTTGCAGAAATACAACATGATTTGTTAGAGCATGGAGCAATTGGCGTGGGCTGGGCTATTGGATTTCCACATCCAGACAGGTTAGGTGGCGATGAAGCGTTTGCATATTCTATGAGCTTCTCTAAAACTGTACTGCCTTTATTTGAATATAGTAACGGCGAGTACCCGGACACTGTTGGTACAGTAATACTAGGTGAGGAAGTCGGTGGTTTTAAAGCATCAGGAACTCTGCAAAACATACCGATACTGCGTGAATCTGCATGGACAGAACAAGGTATTGCTACTGCTCCAGTCGATATAGACAACTTGGTGCGGCGAATACCGCTACTGTACAAAACTCCAGATGGTTGGTTAGCTTCATTCGGTACACAAATATTAAAAACGCTGTTAGATGTTGATACTTACGTTATTAAAACAAATGAAAATGGTATTGAAGAAATACGGGTACGAGGATTACCTCCTGTAAAAACAGATTCGTTAGGTCGCAAATGGGTATCTTGGATTGTTCCACATGAAACATCTTTGCAAAATATGGATGTTGAGGGAAAGTTTGTTATTGTCGGCACAGATGCAGCAGGTATCATGCCACAACTTGCTACTCCAGTAGGTTTGCTTGAACCACATTATATACAAGCTGCATTAGCTGAAAGCATTCTGCAACCCGACAGCCCGTACATTCCTGACTATGCATTGGCTGTAGAATTAGCTATATTTATAACAACGGTTTCCCTGGTCTGGGCTGCTATCGTTAACTTTAATATACTGATTGGGGCAACTATTTTTGTAGTAACGATTCTAGGAGCCGCAGCCCTTGGCGTTACTTTAATTCAAAAAGGCATATTAATTGATGTAACTTGGGCAATAATCAG